TTAGATCGTGTAGGTAAAGCAGCAAATATAAGCGAACTTATCAACGGCGAAACTGTTAGTATTAATCCTAACCATCCACAAGGTACTCGTGCTATACGCACAGCAAAGGATGTATTACAAACTGAGGAAAAACGTTTTACGGAAATGGAATTAGCTTGCATAGAAGGCGGGCACGATTTAAATGATTTATACGAAAAAGCACCTGAGCCAAAACCAACAGGTGATTTGTTTAATGCGTTATCTGAAACATATAATTCAAGAGATTCTCTTATAGAAGCTCTAGGAGAAATTGCTCCTAACACAGAAATTTATGTTGATATGGATGGAGTGCTTGCCGACTTCTTTGGGGAATGGTCAAAATCACAAGGCGTAGACAATTGGAAAGATATTGAGAATCCTGCACAAGCAATAGGCGATATTAAAACAATTGACAACTTTTGGTTAAACTTACCTGTATTGCCACAAGCAACGCAGTTACTATCGTTAATAAAAAAAGTTAAAGGTAGATATAAAATATGCACAAGTCCACTTGCCGATGATCCTCGTAGTGAACCACACAAACGTCAATGGGTTAAAGATAATCTAGATTTCTTCCCACCAGACGAAGTAATTGTTACACACAACAAACCACAATTTGCAACTCAAAAAGATGGAACACCTAACATACTAATAGACGACTACGGTGTTAATATTAATGCTTGGGAAGAAGCAGGCGGTATTGGTTTTAAGTATAAGGATCATAAATTTGAAAGAACAGCAAAGGCATTACAACAACATGTACAAGAGCCTGTTGAAAATTATACAAGAGATCAACTTCCGCAGATCCGTCAAAAGAATTTAAAAAATATTCGTCATACAATAGAAACTATTGCAATAAAGGATATAATACCTGTACAAAAAGAACGTATTATAGAAAACTTTAAACGTCAAGTTGATAGAATTGTTGCTGGAAAATATACTCCTATTATAGTTGATTGTAATAATAAAATTGTAAATGGTCACCATAGATACACAGCATTAGAAATGCTAGGCTATGATAAGGTAGAAGTAGCAAAATTACCTTTAACTATCAAACAAATTGTAGAAAACTTTGCTGATGACCAAAGAGAGAAAACAAAACGTACACTTGCCAAACACGACAAAGCAATGATTAAAGTAGCTCGTGATTCTATTAAGAAGTACGAGAAAGACAAAGAAGATAAAGAAACTAATGAAAACTTTGCTGATGGTAAGAAAAAAGGCAAAAGCAGACCTGGACGAGTAAAGAAGTCAGGTGCTAGTTGTAATGGTAGTGTAACCAGTTTACGTAAAAAAGCAAAAAAGGCCAGCGGCGAACGTGCTAAAATGTACCACTGGTGTGCAAACATGAAGGCAGGTAGAAAGAAGAAGTAAATGGACATAAGTCATTACGTTGAAAAGTTAAAAGAGCATGAAGCAAAAAGGCTAAGTACTAATGAACGTAACAAGTATTGGAGGAAATACAATGAAAATAACTGAACTACTAGAAAGAGAAGGCTATTGTTCGGATAAATGCTGCGGTGCTGATGTAAAAGCTGCGGATTGTACCTGTGGCCCAGACTGCCCACATTGTACATGCAACGCTGTTAAAGAAACATTTACAGCAGGATCTGTAGCATCTAATAGTGCTGCTGGGTTTGCAAATGGTGGCATAGGCACATTAAGTCGTGCTCCAGGAACTAAAAAGAAAAAACGCAACAAGAACATGTCTAACTGATAAATACGTTATACATGTATTTACGGAGCAATTTCATGAGAAAAGACGAATTTAAAGAAGGTTTAGGAGATTTAGCTGCAAAAGCAGAAATGGATCACGAAGTTCAAATGGCCAGAGCTGACCTTTATAAAATTGCCAAATATGCTATAAAGTTACACGATATGATGAAATCAGTAAGTGAAGCTGAAGGGCTAGAAGGATGGCAACAGGCTAAAATTACAAAAGCAGCTGATTATTTAGGTAGTGTATATCATAATTTAGATTATGAAACAAAGTTTGGAAATGGCGAAAATGCCGAACTAGAAATGCCTACTGAATCAACATACAAAGAAAAGTTAAACACAGTTTTAGAAAAAAAATTATCTAAAAGTGCATAAGGTTATAATGAATGCACAAGTCAACTATTCTTGAAGCAATTACTGTATCTAACAGATTACGCGACTACATAGACGGCCGATTTGATCAATACGGTGACGCGATGTGGGGCGGCCTTGCACTACGAATAATAGAATATGTTGATTATAATTACGACTTTGAACGAGCTGCATACACTGCAAGTGTAATAGCAGAACGTACTAATCTATCATATCTTGTTTTTAGACTTAACAATAATGTTTACATCGTATCAGCAGAAAGAAATGACGGCAATGAACCAATCACACTAGAAAGATCTCGCTCTGTTGAAGATTCTGTGTATATTAATGCAATAACAGAACAAGCAGATAAAGAAATGCTCCCTCCGTATCTTGTTAGTTTGTGGAGACAAGAACTACAAAATAAAGACGATAGAGATGAAATTGAAGAAGCTGAATTAACAGCAGCCAACGTACAACATAATAGAAGATACGGTAATCCGAGCGTCGAAGTTACTGTTAATACCACTGATAGTGAGGAGGAAAAACTACCTCCAGTGAATGTTCCAGATGATGGTCCGCTTGCTAGATTTGCAAGATCTGAAAAAGGTGGATTATTTGATGATCCGGATGAAGAAGATGCTATACGCGAACTACAAACTATATTAGTTGATTTAGGATTAGATGTAGGAGGCACAGGTGTTGACGGAAGATATGGCCCAAGAACAACTCAAGCAGTTAAAGACTTTCAACAAGCAGCGACTGAACATTTAGGATATGATTTACTTAATAGTAACGGTCGACCAGACGGTGATGCTGGGCCAAAAACAATACCTGCACTAATAGAAGTAAGAAGAGATTTAGCAGAAATACAGCGTTTAGTTCTTGAAGTATCTAGAGAACAAACTAATGATAGTGTATATATAGATTTAGAAAAAAGTCTAAACATGCTCTTTGAAAAAGAGTTGTATGAAGATGATAGATCGGATCTACAATCCTTAGTTGATAAGTATACAGGCTTTTTACAACAATTTCCAAACGCAGAAATAAACCGCAGTGTAGAAGGTACTCCATCTATAATTAATCGAGCTAGACAAGTTCTAGATCTAGGAACTAATGATAACGAAGTAGATAATACAATTAACATTGACACATATCAAGTTGCTTCTGCAGAAAGACAAGATGCACTAGAAGGTGATCTTAGAAATAAAATATTACTTACTTCTGAAAGCGGTCCTGACCTATATATAGATAGAAGTTCACCTATGGATCACACAGTTGAATATACCGTAGGCACAGACGGTGATAAACAATCAGCAGAATTTCCTGATGCATTACTAGATGATATTGATGCAGAAGTTGGGCGTAGAGGTCCTGAAGATACTTCAAATCAAAATATAGCTAATGTAGAAAATGTTGTGCAGAATCTTAGCGCAGAAGGTGTCGTTATAACGCCAGAAATGCTAGAAGGTGTAAGCAATGAAGACTTACTAGAAATAATTAGGAATCTATACCAACAAGCAGAGCCTTTAGTAAGAAAACAATTAAACAATAGCATCGAACACATTGATTTAAACAACTTATACGAAGCACTTATTACTGAAGAAATTTCAGGACAGGAAGCTGTAGAATTACAAAGACTAGTTAGGAATCTACAACTTTTACGAGATCGTTATTATAATAATCAAGGTGATATGACAGATAATGATATTATTGATCTAGATACTTTGTTGCAAAATAATGTTCCAGATGTATTTAAAGGTGATGACGATATTGATCCTGCAACATGGAATCAAGCCCCAGTTGATCCTAATGAAGGATTTGAAGAATTTACTGGTGGAAATCCTCCTGAAGGCTATAAGTTATATATTAAGCGAGGCAATCCAGCTGTATATCGTTGGGGGAGGGGTGAAGAAATAAACCCTCAAGATTACGACACTTATATGGCTGCTCAAGAGGCAGCTAACGCAGATGCAGCAGAAAATGCTCCACAAGGAACACAATGGCCTGAACCATATGTTTTAGAAGATGGTTCGTGGCCTGAAGAGTTTCAAAATACAAATGGAATAATAAGAGGTTCTGATATAGTAACGTTTGCCGGTGTTGACGCTAATGTTAGATGGATTTTATTAGTTGACACTAGAGTTTTACGTAGAGTAACAGATATTAATATTACAGATGACAGAAGATACTTTAATGTACGTTTAAGAAATACATCACCTATTGCAGATTACAATGAACAAACTATAAGTTTAGCTGATTATGATAATCTTACGATAGCATTATTAGACTTACCTGGATTTGAAGAAATTGATCCTGCAGATTATGGTAATGATATTACAGATAATATATTAGCATATTGGAAAACATACAAAGACATTAATGAAACAGACAGGTTTTTAGATGCTACAGATATATCACAATTTGATTTAGGTGAATTGCGTGAAGTAAAGTCTTACTTTGAAGCATTAATTAATGCCATGCGACAGGAAAGCAGAAACCTTACTATTAATGGTATAACAAGACCGGCACCTACTGGCAGACCTATAGATGCACAAAGTATTGTTAAGATAGAAGATTATATTAGAAACACAATTGATGCTGCTATACAACAAAAAGAAAGCGAAGAAGAAGAACTAGCAGCAGCTGAAAGACAACAACGCGAACAACAAAAAGCTAACAACTTATTACAACTACTTAGCGGTAGAACTAGTGCATCTGAACACAGGCAAATAGAATCTATTATATTAGATATAAGCACTGCGGAAGAATATAATCGTATAGATACGCTGTTTAAAAACTTACCAGATAATAGAGGTAAAGATGATCTATTTACATGGTTTAATAGTGAAGGTTTAGGAATAGGATTTATACGTCACGATATGACTAGAATTAGAAACCATTTAAGTTCTATAGGTGTTAATATACAAGAACTAAACGAAGTATCACAAATGCTACAAAGGTTAAATAGTATACTAGGAGTTAACTAATGCAAGTTATGCAAATTATAAAAGAAGATGAAGTTGTTAGGGTAAGAAACAGTAGAGAACTTGCTAGAGCATTTGATGATACAGCAGACGGCGGGTATCAATGGACAAGAATTGCAAACTATTTTGCTGTTCAGCGCCAAAGAAGTCTTGGCGAAAATAGAGGACAGATAAATGGCAGGATGTCACGTATACACACTGATATCGGAAAAGACATGCCTGAACAACTTACAACTACTACTTGGAATCTAAGAGCAAGAAGCTATGGGATGGATACTCCGCAAGATCGTCCTACTTGGCAGGATATATACAATCACTTAGCTCCACACGCTAACTATGCATTACCTGAAGGTTGGGAAATACCTGGAACAGCACAGGGTGCAGGAACAAGTTCTAATAGTACTCCAGAATTGAATATTGAAGTTGGAGCTTGGATTGACACTGAAAGAACATCATGGGATAATGCAGATGAATTACGTAGTGAGTATCTTTCTCCATGGCTACAGCACGTACAGAATTTACGCGGTGAAGATTGGAGTACCTGGTTAGCAGCTCGTGGTAGTGACGGGGAAAGAAATAATAATAACTTTTTATTTTATAAAAATCTTAGTAGAGTAGTTTTTCCTAGGATAATTTCAGGCGACGGTGAAATATCAAAAGGGGCAGTAGATCAAAGACTTTATAACTGGCTTGTAAGAGCAGACATGTCATTCCAAAATTATAGAGAAGCAAATTAATGGAATTAGTGAACTTATTTCCAGAGTTTACTAAAAATCCTTACTTATACAACCCAATAGATCAATACTTGGTTAAAACACTTCCATTCAAAGACTTTGACAAGGACGGATACGAAGTTCCTACACCGTTAGAATATTTGCATTACGAAGCAAATGGTGTAGAACTTAATCGTGAAATACAATATCATATTGCACCAGTACAAGAATGGTATCAAGATAAAAATAATAGCGAAGTTGGTTTAGTATTAGATCATTGCATGTTGCTTACTCGGTATGCATTTGCAGGCGAAGCAAGAACCCAATTAGAAAGCTATAGTATACAAAGACCAATACTACAAAAGTTACTCAATATAAAACCTAAATGGGGTATAGATTTTAGTTTAGATTATGTAGATCATGGTATTGTAATGGAAGTAATACATATAGAACAGGACTTCGATAATATAGAAGAGGCACAAGAAGCAAAAAATAAACTAGAGCATATTATAGAAAATACTAATTGGTATGAAGGTGCTCATAGACTAATATCTCGTAAATCTGAATGGGAAAATCTTAGCTCTGACGATCACTCAGATTACAAAGCACAGTTCTTTGGCTGGCATAGGGCATTTGATAATAAAAAAGTCTTTTAACGGTTGACTTTTATCTAAATATATCATATAATATACATAACATTAAATAGGAGGTGTTTATGGGTAGTCGTACCTACGGTGCTGATGAAAAAGCAAAACTAGAACGCTTAGTTCGAGAAGGCGTAACAGTCTTACAAGAAGTTGAAGATTTAAATACAGGCTTAAAAGAAACTGTAAAAGCAGTAGCAGAGGAAATGGATATTAAACCAAGTCTAATTAATAAGGCAATTAAGATTGCACAAAAACGTGACTGGGATTCACATGCAGATGCTTATGACGATTTAGAAACATTGATCGTCACACTTGGTTATGATAAGTGAACGGTGTAATTGAATTTTGGAGGAGCAGTTATCGCTCTGACCGCGTAGCCTTTGCATACGAACTTCTTAGTTTCGTATTCACTGTAGCCGCAAGTGCATCACTTGCACTTACTGCTGATTCTCCTGATATGCGTATTGTATATCCAGGTTTTTTCATCGGTAGTGTATTTGGAGTTTTAGGATATTATAGACGTAAATTAGCATGGCCAATGATGTTAACAGGCTGGTTTATTTTTGTTAATGTTTTAGGTTTTGGAGTAGCAATGCAATGGTGGTAGATCTTTTACTTGTTATACTATTTTTTGCGGCATGCTATGCTGTTCCTGTTTGGGCATTATGGAAATGGAATAATGAATAAAGAATTACAACCTAAACCCTATCAATGGTTGGCATGGATTGCAACGGTAATCTTATTAATTGCAGCAACTATGGCTGCATTTAACATGTATCCTTATTACAGTTATGCATTTACAGTAGCAAATGGTCTTTGGGTACTAATTGGAGTACTATGGAAAGAAAAAAGTTTAATAGTTTTAAATGCAGGACTAACCATAATTTACTTAGTGGGTTTGTTTGCACAATAAATAAATTTAACGCCAATGGCAATTGCCAGGCAAGTATGAAGGTTAAGTTGGCCAAAAGCAACGAGGAGAAAACTGAATGCCATATGTAGACGCGATGTTCGATCGTGATCAAGATATTATCCGTGTCGTAGAACGCCGTGACGGCAAGAGACACTTTCAAGAATATCAAGCAAAATATACCTTCTATTATGAAGATCCTAAAGGCAAGTACAAAAGTGTATACGGAGATCCACTAAGCCGTATTGTATGTAAGAACACAAAAGACTTTCGCAAAGAAGTTGCTATTAACAAAGGCAAGAACTTATTTGAAAGCGACATCAATCCAATCTTCCAGTGTTTGAGTGAAAACTATCTTAATCAAGATGCTCCTAAACTAAACATTGCTTTCTTTGATATTGAGACAGACTTTGACCCAGAGCGTGGCTTTGCTGATCCTAGTGATCCGTTTATGCCCATTACATCTATATCTGTATACTTACAGTGGCTAGAAACAATGGTATGTCTTGCTGTTCCGCCCAAGACACTTACTATGGAACAAGCCAAAGCAGAACTTGAAGGTATTGACAACGTAATGTTGTTTGAAAAAGAAAGTGAGATGATTGACACTTTCTTAACACTGATTGAAGATGCTGATATTTTATCAGGCTGGAACAGTGAAGGTTATGATATTCCGTATACTGTAAACAGAACTAGTCGTGTACTAAGCAAAGACGACACACGTAGATTCTGCTTGTGGGGACAACTTCCTAAGAAGCGTGAATATGAAAAGTATGGGAAATCAGCTGTTACCTTTGACCTAATAGGCAGAGTGCATTTAGATAGTTTAGAATTATATCGTAAATACACATATGAAGAAAGACACACATACAGGCTTGATGCCATTGGTGAGATCGAAGTTGGTGAAAATAAAGTACCTTATGAAGGCACTTTGGACCAGTTGTACAACAATGACTTTAGAAAGTTCATCGAATACAACATACAAGATACCGCACTACTGGACAAGCTGGACAAAAAACTAAGATTTATTGATCTAAGTAATTCAATTGCACACGAGAACACAGTCTTGTTACAGACCACTATGGGTGCTGTTGCTGTTACTGAACAAGGCATTATTAATGAAGCACACAACAGAGACTTGCGTGTACCTAATCGTCCTAAGCGTGATGATACAGAAAACACACAGGCAGCAGGTGCTTATGTTGCATTTCCTAAGAAAGGATTGCACAAATGGATTGCTTCAATGGACTTGAACTCACTGTATCCTTCAGTAATTCGTGCGTTGAACATGGCTCCAGAAACTATCGTAGGACAAATACGTCCAGAGATTACAGATGCTCGTGTACATGAAGATATGACACTAAAGAAAAAGTCGTTTGCAGGTAGTTGGGAAGGACGCTTTTCTACAGAAGAATACGAAGCAGTTATGGACCAACGCAAGGACATTGCCCTTACTGTTGATTGGGAAGATGGCAGGTCGGACGTACTTTCAGGTGCAGAGATTTATCAACTTATATTTGATTCAAATATGCCCTGGATGCTTAGTGCTAATGGCACTATATTTACAACAGAATTTGAAGGTGTGATTCCAGGTATTCTTAAACGCTGGTATGCTGAGCGTAAAGACATGCAGAAGATGTTAAAGAAAGCAAAAGATTCAGAAAATCAAGCAGAAATTGAATATTGGGATAAACGTCAGTTGGTTAAGAAAATTAATCTTAACAGTTTGTACGGTGCTATTCTCAATCCTGGCTGTCGTTTTTTCGATAAACGTATCGGTCAGTCAACTACATTATCGGGTCGAACTATTGTTAAACATATGTCGGCTGAAGTTAACAAAGTAATTACAGGCGAGTATGATCATGTAGGTAAAGCAATGATATATGGTGACACTGACTCTTGTTACTTTAGTGCATGGCCTATACTAAAAGATGACGTAGAAAGTGGTAAATTAGAATGGTCTAAAGAAAAATGTATTATACTTATGGATCAAGTATGCGAGCAAGCAAACACAACATTTGGTGACTTTATGGCAAAGGCATTCCATTGTCCAAAGAGTCGTTCAGATGTTATTGCAGCAGGTAGAGAGATTATTGCACAGTCAGGCTTGTACATTACAAAGAAGCGATATGCGGCACTTGTAATTGACAATGAAGGTTTTAGAACAGACATAGACGGCAAACCGGGCAAAGTAAAAGCAATGGGCTTAGACTTAAGACGTTCAGATACGCCTGTATTCATGCAAAAGTTTCTAAGTGAACTACTACTTATGGTACTTACAGATGTTCCACAGGAAGACGTATTAGAACGCATTACACAGTTCCGTAAGGAGTTCCAAGAAATGCCAGGTTGGGAAAAAGGTTCCCCTAAACGTGCAAATAAAATTGGACATTATCAAAGACTAGAACAAAAACAAGGAAAGGCAAATATGCCAGGCCATGTACGGGCAAGCATTAATTGGAATACACTAAAACGTATGAACGGCGACAAATACTCGCAAGAGATCGTAGACGGTATGAAAGTTATTGTTTGTAAACTTAAACAAAACCCTTTAGGTTATACAAGTGTCGCTTATCCAACAGATGAGCTTAGACTACCTGAATGGTTTAAAGAACTGCCATTTGATGACTCAGCAATGGCAGAAACAATTATTGATAATAAACTAGATAACTTAATTGGTGTGCTTAACTATCCGCTGGAGGATACTAAACAACACACAACATTTAATAGTTTGTTTGACTTTGGAGACTAATATGAAAGTAAAGATGGAAATAGAAATTGATACAGAGAATAATCAAGATCTAAATACCATACAGGAGTTAATTGATCTTTTAAAGCAATTAGCAGAAAATTATAACTACGAGGATTAAGAAAATGAAAACTCTATCTATTTTATTAATTGCAACTATGTTTTTAGGAGGATGCGCAAGCCGTGAAATTAGAAACAATCCTGACACCATAGTAGATGACCTTTTGATACTAGGAACGATGGGATTATATAGGGGTTAAAATGAAAGTAGGATTCACATGCAGCACATTTGATTTGCTACACGCAGGACACGTACAAATGTTACGTGAAGCAAAAGAACAATGCGAATATCTTATGGTAGGATTACAAATGGATCCTAGTGCAGATCGTCCTAACAAAAATCCGCCTATACAAACTGTTGTTGAACGTTATACACAACTTAAAGCGGTTGGATATGTAGACGAAATAATTCCTTATGGTACTGAAGAAGATCTAGAAGATATTTTGAGTATGTATACTATACATGTACGTATCTTAGGAGAAGAATATCGAGATAAAGATTTTACAGGTAAAGACATTTGTCGTAAACGTGATATTGATTTGTATTTTAATAAACGAGATCACCGTTTTAGTTCTAGCGACTTAAGAAAAAGGGTAATAAATCGTGGCAAATAAATTTATATTCGATGTAGACGGCACACTTACCCCTAGTAGAGGAACAATCGATCAAGATTTCTGTGTGTTCTTTACTACATTTTGTGCAAATAACGATGTGTATCTTGTTACAGGTAGTGATAAACCAAAAACCATAGAACAAATAAGTGAAGAAGTTTATAGTCTTTGTAAACGTGTATACCAATGTAACGGTAACGATGTTTGGGAAGGTGAAAAACACATTCGCACTAATGATTGGACACTTCCAGAAGATGCACACGAATGGTTAAGTATAAAATTAAACGAAAGTGATTTTTATTTACGCACAGGAATACACTTCGAACATCGTCCAGGTATGGTTAATTTTAGTATAGTAGGTCGTAATGCCACTAAAGAACAACGTACAGAATATGTAGACTGGGATTTAAGGTTCGATGAACGTATTGATATTGCACACAACTTTAACTTACTGTTTCCTGAACTAGAAGCAAAAGTAGGGGGCGAAACAGGAATTGATATTAGTGCCAAAGGATTAGATAAAAGTCAAATTGTAAAAGATTTTGATCCGGAAGACACTTTATGGTTTTTTGGAGATAGAATAGATGAAGGCGGAAACGACTATCCTCTAGCACAAGTAGTAGATCACTACAGACATGTAACTGGTTGGAGGAACACAAAAGAATTTTTATCTTGGTTTCAGGAACAAGGAATAGCAAATAGATGAAAATATTACTAACAGGATATTACGGCTTTATTGGTTCTGCGCTATGGAATCGTTTGCTAAAAGCAGGTCATAATTTAACTGGATTAGATATTGCAGCAAATGGACTTGATAATCTTTTATACTGTGATTTCCCTACAGACGACTTTGACTTAGTGATACACCTAGCAGGCAAGAGTGGTGTACGTGAAAGTTTACAAGACCCTGCAGGCTATTGGAATAACAACGTAGAAGCAAGCCGTAGACTGTTTGAACGATACGAAGGTACACGTATACTATATGCGAGCAGTTCAAGCGCATACGAACCTGATCTTAATCCTTATGCAGCAAGTAAATATTGTTTAGAGGAACTTGCAGAGCGTTACAACGCAGGAAATATGCTAGGTATGCGATTTCATACTGTATACTGTGATAGTTGTCCTAGAGAAAACATGTTCTTTAACAAGTTACGAAACAATACATTAGAATATACTACTAAGCACTATAGAGATTTTATACACTTAGAAGATGTTCTTGATGCAATAGAAATATTAATATCAAAAGATTATGTCAACGGTATAGTTGACATTGGTACGGGGCATCCAGTTAGGATCCAAGACTTGGCACCGGAATTACCTGTGCGTCTAAATACCCCAGGAGAACGAGAATGGACTTGTGCTAACACAGAAAAAATGAAGGCACTAGGCTTTAAACCTAAATACACGGTAGAAAAGTTCTTGACAAACAACAACTTAGGCAATATAATAAATTTATTCAATGGAGAAACTATAAAATGAAAGATATCTTACAAGACGTAGTAGCACATACTCACGCACTAGGCTTTTTGTCGCTTGTGAAAGTAAGCAACGAAGAAGGCACACAAATTGACTCAATGGCAGAAGATCGTTCTGTTATTATGTCAGCAACAACAGCAAATCCAGTTAACGAGTTTGTAGGCACATTTGGTATGCCTAACTTAGACAAACTATCGCTACACTTAAAGAATCCTGAGTACAAAGATAATGCAAAGATTGATGTAGTGCAGGCAGAACGCAACGGCGAAACTATTCCTACACACATTCACTTTGAAAATGCAGCAGGTGATTTTGAAAATGATTATCGCTTTATGAACAAAGCAATCATTGAAGAAAAACTAAAAACTGTAAAGTTTAAAGGCGCAGCTTGGGCTGTAGAATTTGCTCCAAGCATGGCTGCTATTAGTCGTATGAAACTTATGGCGGCAGCACATAGTGAAGAGCCTACTTTTAATGTTAGTACTAAAGACGGTAACTTAGTATTTGCATTTGGTGATGCAAGCACACACGCAGGTGAGTTTGTATTTGAAGCAGGCATTGAAGGTACACTACAACATACATGGAGTTGGCCTGTTGCACAGGTACAAGCAATCTTAGGTTTAGATGGTGATGCTACAATGAGCATTTCAGATCAAGGTGCGATGAAGATTAGCGTAAACTCAGGTATGGCAACATACGATTACATCTTGCCAGCGCAGAGTAAGTAATATGGGCGAAGTTGCAACAGCAATTAGCATATTGGCCGTTATTATAATTGGCTTTTATATAATAGCAGTATCGGAAATTAATAAATGAATAAAGACTTAACTGCAACACAAAATGATTACGCTAGATTTTTACCAGCACTAAGTGGCTTTTATGCAACTTATGTGGGCAAACAGCGTTATGACGAATATGTAGATAAGTCACGCATTCCTGCAAACTTTACTCACGGTGTTGAAAGTCTTAACTATCTTAACAAACAAGAAGGACAGTTCCAGTATCAGTGGACACTGTACTCAGCAGGACATGCTGAACTTGATGTAAACAAACATTCACCTAAAGAAGATATGGTGCGTAATAGAGATAGACAAAACTCTTGGATACTAGGCGACTCAGGTGGCTTCCAAATTGGTAAAGGTGTATGGGAAGGTGACTGGAAAAATCCTAATTGTCCAAAGGCAGCAAAGAAAAGAGATCAAGTTCTCCGTTGGATGGATGCTTATATGGACTACGGAATGATTCTTGATATCCCTGCCTGGGTATGTCGTTCGCCTGCTGGTAGAGAAGCAACTGGTATTACTAGTTACATTGAAGCCGTAGAAGGAACTTACATTAACAATGACTACTGGATTGCTAATCGCACAGGCGCTTGCAAATTCTTAAATGTGCTACAAGGCGAGAATCACGCTGAAGCAGATGACTGGTACGATCGTATGAAGAAATACTGCGATCCAAAACAATATCCAGACAATCACTTTAATGGTTGGGCAATGGGTGGACAAAACATGTGTGATGTACACTTGGTGCTTAAACGTATTGTAACTATGCACTTTGATGGATTGTTAGAAAAAGGCATTCACGATGTAATGCACTTCTTAGGCACAAGCAAACTAGAGTGGGCTACGCTACTAACTGATGTTCAAAGAGCAGTAAGGAAGAATTATAATGAAAACTTTACTATTACTTTTGATTGTGCTAGTCCTTTCTTGGCAACCGCGAATGGACAAATCTACATTCAGAATGAGACTGCGGACAGAAGCAAATGGACGTATCGTATGGTGCCATCAGTTGACGATAAAAAATATGCTACAGACAACCGCCTGTTTAAAGACGCTGTTATATCAGATGGGATATTTAAAAACTTTGAAGACTCGCCAATCACTGCTGAACTCAAAGTATCAGACGTTTGTACATATGCTCCCGGTGACCTAAATAAGATCGGGAAAGAAGGAAAAACATCTTGGGATAGTTTTAGTTATGCTATCCAAATGGGACACAACGTATGGAGCCACATTAATGCAGTCCAAGAAGCAAACAGACAATACGACAATGGAGTCATTCCAAAAATGCTTGTACAAGAGCGTTTTGACAGGATTCTATTTAGAGATGTTGTGGAAGAAATATTTGCAATTACAAACAAAGACGAAGCCCTAGCAAAAATTGATGAGTATTCAAAGTTTTGGATGGCTATTCCAGGTACACGAGGTGCTATTGGTAAGAAAACTGTAAACGCTAGTACACACTTTAATGCACTTTTTGATGTAGAAGAAACTGCTGTAGAGGAAGAAGACGTATTAGATGAAACTAAGTTAGAGGAACTTGAGGATGAGCAATTATGACAATGTGGAAGATAAACTTCGAGCGCACTACGAAGAACTAAAACGGAAACATAAAGAACTTGACGAAGAGCTCGAAACCAAGTATAATAATGTGACAGTTACTGAAGAAGTCCGTAGAATGAAAACTATGAAACTTTATTTGAAAGATGAAATGCATCGTATTAATGCATACTTGATACAGAAAGGCTTAGAATGAAAAGAGATTATGAAACAGGCGAAGCAGAAAATGTAGTATTCTTCACTGGTGTAGAGGTTGAAAAGACTCCTGCATTTGGAATGAAGACACTGTTTGTTACTGGTGTGCAACCTTGTGATGTTATACAAAAGCACTACGATGAAGAACAGTGTGAACACATCTTCTTTGGTGCTAATCACTCATTTAACCCATTTAAAAATGATGAATGGGATGCTTGGGAAAATATGATCAAAGCGTTTCTAGTATCAGGCAAACTATGTAGTTTAGACATTCCACTTAGTGTTGTTGAAATGTTTAATGATTTATGTTTAAACGAGTACGATAACTTTATCCCCCAAATTCGTGTTCCATTGCCTTACACGAAACTTTGGAACTACAACACAATGGTAAAAATTGATGATGTAGATTTTAAGGCAACTAACCCAGGTGTTTGGTGTCATAGCTTGCACGATCTAATGGACAGAGAAAAGTTTACAGATTGGAGCAAATATGGCCTTGACAAAGTTCTTAAATGAAAGTATACTGTAAAGACAATGCAAGAACGCTATCACGATTATATGTTACGTAGAATGAGAGAAGAAGACGCAAAAATGACAGAAGCAAATACTATTCACGTCCCAATGACAACAGCAGAACGCAGTATTTGGGTAACCTTCGCTAAAGAAGGTGTGCATATGTACCCAGGCGCAGATACTGATCCTAAACTAGCAACTGGCGATTGGGATGATGTATCATTCCTTGGCGTTCCACATCGTCATATCTTTCACTTTCGTGTTCGTATTGAAGTATTTCACAACGATCGCGATATTGAATTCATTCAGTTTAAACGCTGGATGCAACGACTCTATGACGTCGAAGGCGTACTAGAGTTAAACCACAAGTCATGTGAGATGATTGCAGATGACTTGTACCAAGAAATTTCTGCAAAGTATCCCGGCCGATTTGTAGAAATTAGTGTCGCTGAAGACAACGAAAACGGCTGTTCCATTTTCTATCCTAAATGCTAAAAGAGAGTAAAATAAAATGGCAAATAACTTCCCACCAGTCAACAAGATTTTTGACGACTTGGAAAAGTTTCGCGACTACTGTCGCTTTGAAGGTAAACCTTTTGACGAAAAGGATCTTTACAACGATAAGTCATGGGTTTGGCAGGCTTATGGCAAATATCAAAACTACCTTCGTGCAAAAGCACGTAATTCAGGACGTAATTTTAATACACGGAGAAATTAAATGACTATCTACATCGTTGACATTGAAGCAGTAGACACACGTTATACTAAGCAGTGGAAAGAACATTTGCCTAGACAACTGCGTCATGCTACAAACAACGAAGTAGTTGTTATTAGTGGAGGAGAAACGCCTCAGGCTACTACGCCTGGGGCATTTCTTAACTTTGGTGGTACTAATGTATACAAATCAAAGCAACTTGAAACTATTGGAGAAATGTTCTGCAATGGTAAAGTCAAAAATGGCGATTATTTTTTATATACTGATGCCTGGAACCCTACAGTTATACAACTACGTTACATGGCAGAGTTATTGGGTGTTGACATTGGCATTGGTGGCCTCTGGCATGCTGGTAGCTATGACCCACATGACTTCTTGGGTAGACTTATAGGTGACAAACCTTGGGTTAGACATGCAGAATATTCAATGTTTGAATGTTATGACGATAATTTCTTTGCAAGTGAGTTCCATTGGGATTTATTTGCAGAAACGTTTGCACTTGATATGGGTGTAGTTGATCAAAACAAAATGAAACGTGTTGGCTGGCCTATGGAGTATCTAAAGAACAGTTTAGATAGTTACAAAGGCATGGAAAAACGAGATCTTATTCTATTTCCGCATCGTGTTGCGCCAGAGAAGCAAGTTGATATATTTAGAGATCTTGCACAACGGTTACCACAATATGAATTTGTTGTATGTCAGGAACAACAACTAAGCAAGAATGAATACCATAATTTGCTAGGCGAAGCTAAACTAGTGTTTAGTGCTAACCTACAAGAAACACTTGGCATTAGTTGGTACGAAGGCGCTCTAGTAAATG